GAGATGTAACCGTACTAATTCGTGTAAACCATTGATTTTACTACATGGTAACCGAGTAACCGAGTAACCCTGACTTTCTCATATAGGGAAATTTTTATACTCAATATGTGCATATAAATACTCATATATATATATATAGAATCAAAGGTTACCTAGGTTACCCGGTTACCTTTTGAACGAATTGTTTATCAATCAAACACAATATCGTCCGCGATCTCAAAATCATCATTGCAATTCACGAATCCTTTTGGAATTTCATCTACAATTTTCAAGAACACACATTTGGTGACGATTCCGTCCAGCTTCTTCGCTTTGGTCGGATAACCCCTGCTGTCAGTTTTCACAAGTCCCTTCTTAACAGCCCATGACAAGAATGCCTTTCTGGAGAATTTTCCAATTTTGCACAGGTCATCAAACGCTACGCTATAGATTATCGCAGTCGACGTTTTCTCTATCGGATCATTGTCTATAACTCCCCATCTTTCCGTTTTGATGTCTGGGTTATCATCGAACTTAATTCCATTCATAGCGATCTTGTCAACCACGAACCAGTAAGCACGTTCATTTTCAGACACTATTTCTTTCTCTGTCAGGAGGCTCTTTGCTGTCTCAATGTCAATGTACTGACCATCATGGAATAGCTGATCTGTTGCGATTTTATCTGCTGCCAGAATGATACTCATAGATATACTCTGCTTCTGCATCTTGTCATCGTCCTGTATAAGCCCCTGATAGTGCTTTTGCAGGGCTTTTATATCATCAATAGACATTTCCTTGACTGCGTTCACAAAGTCGATTCCTGCATATCCGTAGTTCTTTTTAAGGGTATCTGCGGTAAGCTGCGGATCGTCAAATATCTTTTCAGAACACTCAACCTCAATAATTCGGTTAATTGCCCCGCCCTGGCTGACGTATCCGGCAAGCGGACGCTCACCATTGGTCAGAATGCAGTTCTGCCAGCGGTTCTCCCGGTTTACACCCAGCTCCTTGTTAGAACGACTTTTTCCTTTGCCGGAACACAGATCGTACACAATACCCTCGAAGTTATCTCTGATCTTAGCGGATACCTTGGAGGTATCATCCAGAATTAGCGGAAGATTGTTAAGCATATCAGACTTTGCTTCCAGAGCCACATCTGTTGTCTTGAAGTCTCCTATATATCGTGATTCGCCTGGATTCGCCCAAACGGAAGCTCCTAACATAAGCGTCACAGTCTTGCCACCCTCAGTTTCTCCCCAGAGGTCTATAAAGAACGGAAGTGCGCCGACAAGCTTAATCAGAATACTGGCGAAGCTTGCAGCCAGCATGATTTTTGGCTCTATCCTTCCAGTAGCACGAACCTTCTTCACATGCTCATACCATTCTGTTCTGCTGCCGCCTACACTGATACTTTCATATAGTTGCCGGAACCTCATATCTCCATCGAATACAATATCCTTGTCATAAGGTAAGAAATAATCCCTGATCCATCCGATTTTGCTGGAGGAATACTGAATGTTGATACAATCGTCATTTGCATTCTCAACGTCTGACAGATACCGTACAAGAAACTTCGCATTCTCAGAAGTCACTGAAATCCCAAGTGCAGACAAGCCAACGATTTTAGTAGATGATGCAACCATGGTTTTCGGTACAATAACCTCGGACCATTTGTTATTCCTCTTATAGATTAGCTTTATCTGTTCTTCTCCGGTCTCCAGATTCTTCATCCGCTCTATTGGAAGAATAGGATGATAACAGGCTATAATATCCGGCGATCCTGGATTTGTGTTTGAAATTCTAATTCCATCATCGTCCGCTATCCAGTTAAGGCATTTCATTCTGTCATATTCACAATCAGAGAAATTAGTCCACTGGTCCAGCATAGACAACGTCCTATTGCTCTTCTCTTTCTCGATCATCTGTTTCTGTACTTTTGTGTAGGCTTTAAGCAAATCCTCGAATTTTTTCTTTACGCCAAGCTCTTTGGCTCTGTCCAGAAGAGTCAGCGTAAGACGTGCCTTGTATATTTCGTCTTCCTGGCTGAATATCTCGTCAAACACTTCTTCGTCCAGAATAGAATCCTTCGTGAGCTTGCTTATCATTTCCACTTCTAATCACCTTCTTCCAGTCCTGTTATGAATCCATGATGATATAGTGCAAGTTGCAACCTGTTCCATACTTCACACCATCCGTCAGACAATGGCTTCACCCTGTCAAGAATAGCCCGATAGAAATCTATATCAGACAAGCATTCTTGCAACTCGGCCTTTTTCTTCTGTTCTTCCTTCTGCCGCATTTCCATCTGTTTCTGGTGGCGGTATATTGCCATTCTGGAAGAGAAATTTGGTTTCTGGTAAGTTCCCCCAAGTATGGCAAAAGCTGTCTTAAAATCGCAATTATCCATGTTCTGAACGAATGTGAATATGTCACCTGTTGCACCACAGCCAAAGCAATAATATCTGTCTTTGTAGATTTTCATGGATGCAGTACGATCTCCGGTGTGAAATGGACACTGAACAAATCCTGCTCTGTTCGGAACCATTCCATATCTGCTCAGAACGTCCCTCATGTTATTCTGTTGTTTAATTGTTTCTTTATCCATTTAACAGAATCTCCAAAATTCTTTTGCCAGTGTCTTTCTTGTCACAAAACAGAAATTCAACACCGTACTTGCGCTGCATCGTGCAAAGAATCTTATATAAGACATCTCCATGCATAACTTTCTGTTCCTGCTCTACCCAGATGCCATTCTTTTTAACTCTTTTCTTTGCCCGTGGGTTCTCCCACCAGAGAACATCATCCAGTTTTTCAATCCCTTTTCCATGCTCACACAGGAACACGAGTTTTATTCCTGCTTCATTTGCCCGGATGATCTCAGCACGGAATCTTTCATGCTGTTGGCATACATTGCCACATAATTCAGAAAGATTTTGCTTTCTGTCAACAACCAGTCGAGGGTTGTCATAATTCATATAGTCCCCGACGTAAAGCTTTGACACAAACCATTTTTCTCCTGCTGTATCAAATGTTTTTTTAATGCCATCAATAACTTTCTGATGTTCCCTACTGTCAATTTGTATCATGCGAACGGCAACTCCTCGTCAATTCCATCTGGAATGCTCATAAAACCATCCGGGTCTGTTTCTGGATGCGGTACTTCCGACTTCTGCTGGCTCTGGTTAGCACCTTTGCTTTCACCAAACTCAATTTCTTCCACAACAATATCTGTTGTGTATACCTTCTGTCCATCACGATTGGTGTAGCTGCCGGTCTGGATTCTTCCAGATAAGTCTGCTTTCATTCCTTTAGAAAAATATTTCTCGATAAATTCTGCCGACTTTCCGAAAGCGATACAATTCAAAAAATCTGCTTTCTGATCAGAACCCTCTTTCGCAAATCTTCTGTTTACCGCGATAGAAAACCTTGCAATAGATGTTCCATCATTGGTGTACTTGATTTCTGGATCACGTGTAAATCTTCCTGTAAGATTTACTTTATTCATGCTGTTACTCCTTTTCTGTATGCTGTTTATCATAGTCAATTAACATCTTCAGGCATTTTTGCCCTTTTTCCTTTGTAAGAGACTTAATGTCGTTTACTTTAAATCGCGCCTTGATCTGGTCTGCAAGCTTAGCTTCCGGGTATTTGTCAATAATATTTTTAATTGACATAGTAGTTTCGGAACTAATCATCTCGGTTTCTTTTGACGGTTCCGTTTTTTTACCAGACGAATTCTCACTGTTACTCGAGCAATCATATTTAGTCTTGCTTTCTTTCCAGTAGATATCTGCTCCAATGCCGAGATTTTTGCAAGCTACTGACAACGCATCCGTTGTGGCCATCTTATAACATTCGTCAGACACGTAAATTCCGCTTCTTTCTTTTGTTGCTAGTTTACTTCCTCCAGTTCCAGAAATCGGCTGCGACCATTTGCTTTCGTAAAAAACATATAGTTCGATCATCACAAAAGCGCATGTCTCATCATTTATGGTTTCCGTCCATTTATCAACAGTCTTGTAATACCATCCGATTCCACAAGGCCCGAACTGCTCTGTCAGACATTTAATTCGCCACATAGGGTTAATATCTGTAAAACCTTTTAAACGTCCTGCCATAATCGGCTTCTGAGCATCTTTCGGAACTTCTCTGACATGGTTATATAATTCAAGATTTCCCACTGTTATTCCTCCTTGTCATAAACCACATGCTTACTGCCCTCAATAATCAGTAAACTTGCAATATCTTTCATTGATAAGGTTGATTCATTATAGATTTCGACCAGTGCGTTATATGCAACTGTTGATACTTTCACAACCGGGTTATCTTTATCAGTTGCCGGCTGCTTCTTTCTTGCTGGAATGCGGATTTCAAATTCACTCACCGATACTTTCCTCCTTATATGATTTCTGAGCCGTTAAAAGCCCATTTAAAGCCTGTACGTAGCTCGCCAACGTTCTTGCCTTGTACGAACTTTCAATGTAGTTATCAGCTACAAGGGAAAGCTGCTCGTCTATCAGGGCAAGGATTTCATTAATTCTCTCCTGCATCTTTTCCCACCTCACTAAAGAAACAGTAAACATTGTCAGAGCCATCTCCTCTCGCCGGATTCTGCTCGCCGTTTGAAAAGATCCCGCCAACACAATGATACTCAAGATGATTCAGATACATGTCGGGGTTCTCCCAGTCAAGAATGTATGCTTTCCGCCTGTTCAGTTCCTCTAAAAGTTCGTTCACTGTCGTTATCAGTTCCATTGTCGGCAGGAGTTTCAACTCCATCTGATTCAGCATTTAACGGACACCTCCCATCTATCAGAAGCTCCAATAAGAAAGCCTTGATTATTTTGAGACTTTCACGACTTTCTTTTTCATAAAACGGATTAAAAGATACATTCTGATACAAATCCCATTTAAATTTGCCTTCGGGAAGATTAATATCTTCCTTCCTTCTAAGTCCGTATGCGCTCATGCCATAAAATGAATAGTGGAATGTGACACTTGCTGCTGGAACTTCGTTCGCGACTCTTTTGCAGAGTTCGTAAATTTCATCAATCTCTTTCTCGAACATCTTCTTATCCTCTTTATTTCCTGCTACCAGTCTGCTTTCATCTGGCGCACTGCCCATGCTGCCGAGATACCGAAAAAGATGTTCAGCCAGATAGGTATATCTACATATTTCCCGGCAAGCATACAAACAGCAATTAGCATATATTCTTTCATTTCATTTCTCCCAGAATCCACGCAAGGTTGCTCGCTACCAGTGCGGCGACTGTCACAATCCATGCAGTGAACCATCTTTTTGACTTTTTCTTACTTTCTTCGACAATTTCAGTCGCAAGTGCTACTTCGATGTCAGTCCATGTTGGCTGATTTTCGTTTCTAATTTCACTCATATCGTGCTAATTTCTCCTTATTTTTTCTTATTTGTCTTTACAATTAGCAGATAGAGAACTATAATGTATCTATCCACTAAGGTGTTTTAGTGGTGCAAAGCTCCGGGGCGGAGGCCTAATCTCCCTCCGGGGCACTCACTTATTAAGAGCAGCCTTACCTTTCCAGACATGTCCAGTCACTTCATAGACTTTCCTAGGGCTTATGATGTATGTAATTCGTCCACCGGAAAGGCTTTTTGCTGGCTTGTTATTCTGCACAGCCACTCCAATTGGCAACCATCCGTACACAATCCCTGCCCGGATTGCTGTTACAGGAAGTCCGATCAATTGGCTCGCGTCGGCTACGGTCAGAATTTCTGACGAGAATTCCGGCATCTGTGGAATGCCTGATATGATTCTTGCAACCTCTGCAGCGAACTGATGAACTTCTGCATTTTCTTTGACGTAAAGGTTTACTTCTTCTGGGGTCATAATTATTCACCACTTTCTTTTTCTTTTACAAAATGCTTTTCCATCAGGTCGGCAATCATAAGGTACTCTTCCGCAATTTTGCCCTCTCTGGTATTTTTTACCTGTTCGCGGAACTCTGGAATTGTTCCTAAGAAACAACCGCAAGATACTCTGATCTACTTATCTTCGCACTGAAAGAATGTAGTTGTACGGAACTGAGTGCCGAAACCATGAATGGTTGTATAGTCTGCATTGCCGGAGACCCTTGCATTGCCGGAGACCTCTGCATCGCCGTAGACCCATGCATTGCCGGAGACCTCTGCATCGCCGTAGACCCATGCATTGCCGGAGACCCTTGCATTGCCGGAGACCCTTGCATTGCCGGAGACCCATGCATCGCCGTAGACCCATGCATCGCCGGAGACCCTTGCATCGCCGTAGACCCTTGCATTGCCGGAGACCTCTGCATCGCCGTAGACCCATGCATCGCCGTAGACCTCTGCATCGCCGTAGACCCATGCATCGCCGTAGACCCATGCATCGCCGGAGACCCTTGCATCGCCGGAGACCCATGCATCGCCGTAGACCCTTGCATTGCCGGAGACCCTTGCATCGCCGTAGACCTCTGCATCGCCGGAGACCTCTGCATCGCCGGAGACCCTTGCATTGCCGGAGACCCTTGCATTGCCGGAGACCTCTGCATCGCCGTAGACCCATGCATTGCCGGAGACCCTTGCATTGCCGGAGACCCATGCATTGCCGGAGACCTCTGCATCGCCGTAGACCCATGCATCGCCGGAGGACTGTTCAAGGTTTTCCTCTTTCTCAATCCACCCACCAGTTTCTCCCTCTTCTACATCTCCAAATGATATAAGCGCCTTGATACGGAAAAGCTTCTTTCCAAAGATGTTGATTTTTGACTCTGCTGTCAGTTCGAATTTTTTCATTGATTGGTTTTCCTCCTTGTATTTTCCTTGATGTAAGCATCAACTTCGCTCATATATTTACTCCTTTCATTATTGCTTCAATTCTTACCACCCTAGCACTAAACGGATTAAAACTGTTGCCACACTTGCTACAATTGCTGGAATCACATATTCCATAATCGGATGGCGTTTCATATTTTTTACCTCCTTACTTTGCTTTTATCTCTTAATACGATTTTTATTCAACCTATTGTATTTCCTTTCCCCTCTACCTATAATGCATTTACAGGCACCGACATGCCGAGTATAACGAAAGGGGAATTATATGGTTGAAACAATTACACGACTGTATCATTGCCACAAGATTCACAAACACGTGACTGTTTATGAAGAGTATGAGGTTTCTGATAGCGGTCGCCACCTACTGCGGTGCTCATGTCCATATCATCAATACACGGAAATGAAGCCGCACTGTGATGGGTATAATGATCATGGTTTTCAATGTGGTTATGCAAAAAATCAATAACCAGACTCACTAACTCATCTGGTCGCTCACTTGGCGATAGATAACAGTAAAGCCGAAGGTCACATTTGCAACAGTCTCCACCAGATTCTTTGCAGTGTTGACTGACGGCTTTATTAAATTGTAATGCGTCCATTTATTCTCCTTTTCAGTAGCATTATTGCGACTGCTGTGTAAAAAAAATGTCTATTGCTTCGTCCCTGCTTAAAGGAACTGCGCTTACAATTCCGTGAATTTCACCGATTGTAAACTTCTCGCCGCCGTCTTTCAGCTTGCGGTAAAAAGTACTTCTGTCCATACCAATTGCGCTTGCAACAGCTTCTTGCGTATTTCCATGCTCAACAATTTTACCTTTAAGTCTTGCTATATTTACAATCACAAGTTTTACCTCCTTTCCAGTAGCATTATTGCGACTTTGTGATTATATATTACCTCTTGCAGTCGCATTTGTCAATACTAAAAATCGCATTTTTGCAATTATTTTTGTTGCATATTTGCATCACTTGTGGTATTATAATTTCAAGGAAAGGAGGTGTGGAAAATGTCGGAAACTGGTGAACAAATGAAAAAAAGAAGAAAACAACTTAATATGAGTGCTGATGAGTTAGCTGAGAAATTGGGAGTTTCAAGATCAACTATATTTAGATATGAAAAGGGTGATATTGATAAAGTTCCTGCTGAATACATAGATAAGTTAGCGAAAGCACTTAGCACAACGCCCGCTTATCTAATGGGATGGGAAGAGGATTTGGAAACAGACACGGATTTTATTCCAAAGATGATGTCGAATCCAAACATCGTTGAACATGTTAAGTTGCTGATTGAATTAAGCGAATCTGATAAGAAAAGCGTTTTCGACATGATTGAATTTCTCCATAAAAAAGGCAGGGATTAATTCCCTGCTTTCTTAATACCCCCATTGTTTTTTGAACGAAATAATCATGTTGTATAAAAATTTCATAAATTTTTCGCTATGTATATTTTCTATTAGTTCAATAATTTCTTTCTTATAATCCATAAACAACCCTCCCTGTCACAACTACCACCTACACTAAAATATATGCCCGGCTGCGGGAAATAGAACCGAACATTAGTTCGCTTTTGCTATTATACCACCTATTCCGACTCTTGGCAACTGCCAAATATACACATGGACTTTTGTTATTTCGTAGGCAAACTTTACAATCTCAAAGAAAATTATGCTTTTGCAGAGGAAAAATGCGAGATCACAAACTTTTCCACCGCCGTTGTTTGTATGTGGATACTTCTGGACAGAATGCTCCTGATATACCATATACGAATGAACTATCTGCATATCTTTCTGATTATTATTGGAAATTATCTTTTGTGGGGTGTGTACAAGACTAAATACCTTATAGATCAGCAAGAGAATTACAAAGCACTTAAAACATTTCTTTTTCATCTAAATCACTCTATTTCGTTCTAAATCTTTACAATATGCTCTTAAAATGATAAAATAAAAATACCACGAATAACCGTACTTTACATAATATTGCAAAATCAGCGGTACAAAACACATAATCCGCATAAAAAGTGCGAAGTGTGGCGAAAACATATCAGGAGGGTGTTTATCATGAATGAAAAGAAAAAATATTGTAAGCACTGCGGAGAACTTATTGACGACGACTGTGTAGTGTGTCCAAAGTGTGGAAAACAAGTAGAGCAGTTGACTTCTAACAACAGAGACATCATCATTAATAATTCTGCATCTTCCTCTGCATCCTCAGCGGCGAGTTCAGGTACACCGTATATAAAACGGAAAATGCCATGGTATTTAAGTTGGTTTTGGATTTTAATATTGGGTGCTTGTTCTGGTGGAATTTATTGGATTGTGGGAATTGTAATGAGAGTAAATTGGAAATCACATAATTAAATAAAAAACCGCCCCGGCATTGGCGTACCGAGACGGCGTTTATACATCTCCGGAGAGATGCTATATTCTGGCAAAACATATTGTATCATCTTCGGAGCAGTCGAACAAGACAGAAAATTTGTTCGGCTGTTATTTTTATACCTAAAACAGCTACATAAAGAAAAGAGGAATAAAAATGGCGAAGAAAAGAAAGAAATATCCAAAACTGCCGAATAACTTTGGCTCCATCCGATTCCTTGGCAAGAACCGAAGAAACTGTTTCGCAGTGCATCCACCAGCTACACAAGACGATACTGGTAAACTAAAACGTCCGCCGGCAATCTGCTATGTAGATGACTGGATAAAGGGCTTCACTGTCCTAACAGCTTACAAAGCCGGCACATATCAACCCGGCATGGAACGGACTCTTGAGGTGTCCCCTACAACCGACATAGATACTCTTATAAGCCGCTTAATTGCCGACTACAATACAATCAAGGGCGTAGAGGACAAACACCCGGAAATAAAGAAATTGACGTTCTCAGAGGTATATAAGCAGTTTTGCGCGTGGAAATTTCCAGAGGGGACAAAACTGTCATACAGCTCAAGGGAAGCATACCGGACAGCTTATACAAACTGCACTGTTCTGCATAATCGTATATTTGAAGATTTAAAGGCTCCTGATATGCAAAAGGTTATTGATGATTGTACATTGAAAAAGCAAAGCCAGATGGCTATTTTGACTCTGTTCAAGCAGATGTACAAATATGCAGTTTATTCAGAAATCGTAACAGAAAATAAAGCGTTATATGTCCATGTCAACGCTGATAATGACACCGAACATGGGACACCATTTTCTGATCAGGAGATGCAGGTGCTGTGGAATAATGCCGACGATCCAGAGGTGCAGCTTATACTGATTATGTGCTACTCTGGATGGCGAATCGGTGAAGTGCTAAAACTTACAACCAACCTAGAAGAGAAATACTTTCAAGGCGGAATCAAAACAAAAGCCGGTAAAAACAGAATCGTTCCGATACATTCCGCTATATACAATTTTGCTGAACAGAAAGTGCTAACACAAGATGGTAAACTATGCGTATATACTCAGCAACATCACAGAAAAGCATTGTTCTACCCTACGCTAGAGCGTTTGGGAATAGTCGGTAATCCGAAACACACGCCGCACGATTGTCGGCACACCTTTTCTGCACTGTGCGAAAAATATGGCGTCCGGGAGAACGACCGGAAGCGAATGCTGGGTCACTCTTTTGGTGGAGATGTTACAAACGCGGTATATGGACACAGGACACTAGAAGAGCTCCAAACAGAGATTGAAAAGATAAAAGTCCCATTTGTGACTAACTGTGACTAACGGAATCTTATTTTATCAATTTTATTCATCACAATTCAGAATATAAAAACACGTGAAACCCTTGTAAAATCAACATTCTCAGCGATTTTACAAGGAATTCACTCATTTCATTTTCATTATTCTAATTTTATTAATTGTGACAAACAAATAGAATTTAGAAAATTGCGCAAATGCCTGTAAATACAGTGTTTTTGCCACTATTATATTAGGAAACAATATTTTTATCTGTGACTAACGTGTGTCTAACGATAACAGTCTAAAACTTCCGAAATGATACAAAATATGTTTAAAGATAAAACTCCCGGGGTAATTCCCCGGGAAAATCATTTAGAAATTTCTGTGATTCTGGTGAATGTTCCTTTTGGAACAAATTCAAAAACAAACCCTTCTGTCGGATGCGGGATGCGGATGAAGTACCATTTGAGTCCCGAACTGTCGGTTTCTGTGTACTTCATCACCTCTACAACTGCACCTTTTTTCAGTTTTGGGAACAGCTTTGACGAGCTGTTTTTGTTTGATTTTGTATAACATTTTGTGTCTTTTTTAATCTGCGCAATGTAGGCTCTGGTGTTCTGTTTTTTGGCTGTATCTGAGTCTGAAACTGGTGTTACATTCTTCACTAAGTTGTAGTTTGGAGTGCAGAATTTTGTTCCGGGAAGGTTGCTGTTGTAGTAACTTTTCTGACATACGCCACCACCATTTGCGATAATTGTAGAGCTACCAGAAGTGTTTCCTTCGACTGTCCAGAATCGATCTCCTGATACCTTTGTTACGATTCCGGTATGTGTAAATGTGCCATTTCGATAAAAAATAACAATATCTCCAATCTTCGGATTGCTGTTCAGGGTAAACAAATCCGCCATTGTCGGACAGTAAACGTATGGCCAGTGCTTCAAAAGTTTCTTCGCTGTGTCTAAGCCGAATGCTTTCATGAAGCACCAACTCACGAATGCAGCGCACCATGGCTGCCTTTGATAATCCGGTTTAATATCTCGCCAGTATTTCGTATAATTATTTTCTCCGACATTTGCTGTCTTACTATCAAGCTGACTATTGCTTGCCTTTTCAAGATATCCGGTTTCATTCTTTGCGATCTGGATTAATTTATCAATTGCTTTCATGTCTGTCTCCTCACTTTCCGGGAAATATGTTTTCAACGCATTATAAACAAATCTCTGTCTGTCCTTATATGCTCCCACCTGATTCCCTGTGTCCGTCTGGCAGGCTGCATAGAGATTATCAAGCGTATATGGCTTCTGAGTCTTTGCTAAAATCCTCGTTACTGCTCCCTGTCCGCCTTGGTGTCTAAAGTTCACGCACATAGCTTGCGCTCTGGCGTCTGTAACGCCCTGCTTAAGGGCTTCGTCTGCGTAGGTGGCTAATTGTTCATCCATAAGGCTATCTTGACATTTAACGCCCAAATCGGACGAAATAAGGGTAACTATGGTATCAGCAAGCTGTGACACTCTGGAAATATTGAAACATTCCCAGTTTGCGGTCTGGACCTGTTCCAGAAGTCTGACCTTGTCTATCTTCTCCCACTGCTCCGGGTCAGCATCGTAAATTCGTTCCAGAAGTGTTTTTGCTTCGATTCCGTACCACTGACCTGCCCCGATTGTAATTGCGTGTTCTTCAGAAGAATTGGTGTAGGCTTCCGTAAAGTCCGAATAATCCTGCTGTCCATAAACCTGTCCACCGGTTTCAACTGCGTAAATAATCTTCCTAAGAACTACTTTTTGATTATTTGTCATACGAAAACCCTCCTAAATTTTGCCTGCACATATTGCGTTTACTGTGGTAAACTTGCTCTTTCCACTGTCCCATCTTCATTCAGTACGTAGCCATCCTTTTGAAGTCTTTCAATTACCTTCTTATTCCACAACTCAGGAACATCTGTCCATTTTTTTAGCCCATTGATTACTCGCTCTTCGAAAAATTTAACCATTATTTTCACCTCCGATTGTCGAAACTAATGTAGCCAGTTCGTCCAAAGCCGAGTCATGCGTTGATACAAGTTCAGCCAGACCGTCAATACCATCACTGTTAATTAGAATCTTGCGATTAGATTCCGCATTAAGCATCTGCATCACAATATCTAACTTTTCAGACATCTCATTCAGCCGGTTTGAAACTCGATTGATGGCTTTGTAGATGTTTGCAATTTCTTTTTTATCCATATGCGCCTCCTGTTCTTAGCCATGCGGCTATAAATAATTTATTAATTTACTTTTCCGACTGTCGAATATTCAATTTCTCTTGACTTGATGGGATTTGCTAGGATTTTAGATACATAAGCAGGGGACAATGCCATAAGAGTTGCTGGCGTCGTTGTAGTTCGAGTTTCCGCTTACGTCCACATGACAGAATCTGCTTTCACTGCCGAAGTAAGGCGAACGTTCCCAATAGTGGCCAGATACAAGGCTATCGTCAAAACGTGGTTTTTTATATCTATTAGCAGTCGCATTCTTAAAATACTGATATTGCTTTCCTTCGCCTGCGTAAGAATACGCTGCACTGCCAAAAATTTCAGTTTCAGACAGTAAAAACGCATAATCATTTGAGGTTTTAATCGTACTGCTTCGACTTCCTGCAGATGTCAACTTCTTGACCTGCTTCATCATATTTTGAATATAAGTAGGCAAACATTTCTTGTACACATTATTGCACCACGTACGTCTTACACAGCCTTCCCAACCACCACTATTTGTACTTGAACCGTTTATATAACCACATTCATGTGATGCATTATAGGAGGCGTTATATTCTGTCGTAGTGTCTAAATACAACATACGTTCTGTCTGAATTGTAATAGCAGCTTTAGTCTTGCCATTGATAGCAGTCACTAAGTCATCATGTTCGATTCCGATAATTACATAGGCATAATCATTCGCTCTGTGTGACTCACTTACGCCAGTTGCATCCATGGCATTGTGATGGATGGTTCTCTTGTCGCCGACCGCCCAATAGTCGCTAATGTTGATTTTGCCTGCGTAGTGCGCTTCAATCATCTTTTTAATCTCTGCGTCTGTTCCGTCGGCAAATGCGACAATCTTCAAATTCCCTGGTTCCCCAATCAGTCTGTTACCTGCATCGTAGTTATATATGCCATCGGTGTTGTATGGGAACAGTGTAAAGTAATATTGTTTGCCGTTTGTCAGCCCTGTAACTGTATAACCTGTGGTTTTGTATTTATCACGAACTGTGTTATCAACCACAAGTGTTCCATCATCTGGATTTGCGGGATAGCCCGTTTCTTTCATTACAAGTTTTGTACCAGCCCATGTAGAGAATGTTGAACCACTGATTACCGTATTTTCTGGGTCTTGCCATTTAATTATAACCGATGCATTTGCATTCTCGATTGTTGGGTTGTTTACGGGTTTTGGGGCAACGGTTGTGCCACCGCCTTTTGCGTGGAGCGTTCCGTCTTCATCTATGAATGTTGTCTTGCCGTCAGGCTTAACCTTACCAAGAATTTCGATTGTAGCAATTGGGACAGTCGCATCACTTCCCTTGTCTCCTTTTGGCCCTTTGATGTTTACTGTTTCGGGATTGGCGATTCCATCTGTGTTGCTCCAGCTTATATTTCCATCGGTGTCCACACTTGGGACGAATGTAGTGCCCTTGTCTCCTTTAGGCCCGGCATCCCCAGCCTCTCCCTTTTCTCCTCGCGGCCCAGTATCTCCTTTTGCGCCCGTATCGCCTTGCGGTCCGGTAATATTTACTGTCTGGGGGTTTTCAAGTCCCCCGTCATTACTCCAACTTATATTTCCTCTGCTGTCTACAACAGGAGTAAAGGTGATTCCTCGCACGCCAGCATCGCCTTGCTCGCCTTTTGGACCAACTGGTCCCTGTGGACCTTGCAGCCCAGTATCGCCTTTTAGACCCTGTATTCCCTGCTCTCCTTTTTCTCCGGGGTCTCCTTTTATGCCCTGCGGTCCCGGGTCGCCCTTTGGCCCTTGCGGACCAACTGGTCCCTGCGGACCTTGCGGCCCTTGAATCCTGCCAGCATTGTTCCAATTTGTGCCGTCAAAAACCCACATTTCTCCATTTATTAAATACGCGTCGTTCTTCTCTGCGCTTAAAGGGAGGTCTGCCTCAGATTCTTTTGTACCAAGGATATTAAGAGATGTTCCATCATTTCCTTGTTCACCCTTTTCTCCTTGTGGGCCTTGTGGACCTTGTGGACCAACATCTCCTTTTTCACCTTGTGGTCCCTGCGGACCTTGAGGCCCTATAATATTACCAACATTTTCACTATCACCATCTGAAAATGTTATTGTCAAATTTCCATCTGTGTCGATACTGACCGCTGTGATAGAGATACCCCTTAGTGATTCTTTCTGCTCGGGTGTCAGCGATTCAAATGCTACGGTGCCATCCGCACCCTTTTCTCCCGGATCACCTTTATCTCCTTTTTCACCCCTTGGACCCTGCGGGCCAGCAGGACCCTCTGCGCCTTTCTCTCCTTTATCTCCTTTTTCGCCTTTTGGACCCTGCGGGCCAACAAATTCTCCGGCATTGACCATCTCTGAAATATCCTCAATGGAACACAATCGTCTTACATCATTAGCCGCAAATGCAATGTATAAGGCTTTGCCAGATGGAACAGAAGGGTCATTGCCAAGAATCGCAACGGGCTCTCCAGGACGAATTTTCGATGTATCAAAATCAGCGTACATACCGCGCCGGAATTGTATTGTATATGTATTGGCCATATTAGACTTACCTCCTTATGAAAGGAAATTATTTTTTATGTAATCCTTTACGGAATCAAGATTTTTTTGCACATTGTCATCCATTACAAGGAAATTGCCCTTATTGTTCTGGCTAATGATACTTCCTGTGTTTTCGTCTACTTCTGAATAGGTATAAGCAATTCGACTTCCTTCTCCAGTGCTAAGATTCATAAAACTTGTAAGAATTTTTTTCATGATATTTCCTCCATTTCGTCAATAATTTTTTTCCTGTTATTAAGAAGCTCTTTTTCGTAATCGGGTTCTGATATTTCAAGGCTTTTACTGTAGTCTGGCTCTGGCATGTCTGTGTCTATTGCCCTGTCGTAGGCTGTTTCGCTTGCGTCAGCAAAACGCATGTGTTCATAGTCAGCCTGCCGCGCTTTGATTTCAAATGCAAATTTAAGCCCCGGAGTACCTTTTACAGTGAAATATGTCTGCTCTTTTTTATCTACCCAACAATCTCCATCTCCTTCCTTTTGTAAAAACACATAATATTCAATCCTTACATTGGTAGATTCTTGGAATATATCATCTATGTCTATCAGGCATGTGCCGTCTTCCGATACGGATGCTTCTCCGATGTCTCCGAACATGGGGGACGCCATTTCATAACAATAAAATGCCTGCGTACCATAGTTTTTTGTTGGAAGGATTCTTTTCTTTGTTCCTCGGACACTTAAATCTGCAAGGTCTGTTCCCGTTCCGATGCTATAGAAATGGCCACTGGCTTCTATATGTGTACCTGCTGTAACTTTTTTTGATGCCGAAACGCTGTCTGCCGAAACGCTTTTATCAAACGAAGCTGAGCTTGCATGTACGGTTCCTGTATAAAGATTGATTCCTCTAATTCGCGTTCCATACAACGTCCCGTACCCCGGCACATATACTCCTGTATTCGTCTCTGAATAGATCTCTCCAGTTGAAGCATCTAGCGTTACTTCTCCATACGCGCCACTTGCTGAAAGCTTTTTAATTCCAACTTTCCATCCTGCTAATTCACCTGTGTTAATATAATCGGCATTCATGTACACATTGCCATTTGATAGATACAGACCTTTATTGCTGCTGTTATCGCTTAGCACATTAATAATCTCTTGTTTAGACATTTTTCCTATGTCGAGGTTGCTAAGTGCATTGTCTGTATAGCGATTCGCATTCGATAATGCTGTCGAAGCTTTATTTTCAGCAACACTATATATTGTGTCGCCGTTTGCTAACACGAATGTATTAGGTCTGAGCGTAACATTTCCGTAGTTATCAATCGCAAATGTTGATACTCCAGAACTGTTTGTAACGTTGATGTTCTTCAGATTAATCAAATCAGCTGAAATCTGACCTGATTTAATATAAGAAGCGTTTATATACAGATGTCCGTTCTGCATATAAATTCCCTCTTGTTTGCCATTGTCTGTCAGAGCATTAAAAACTCTTTCGAAATTGACAATTTTTTTAGCATCCAGTTCCTGCCAAGTACCATCAGTCCCAGAAAACATATATACCTGGCTTGTAGAGAAGTTCATGAATATCGAGCCGTCATGCTTTTTATATTCTTCGCTTTTCCACTCAGATGCTGGATAATTCTGCAATGTTGGCACATACGTGCCATAATAGTTCGGGATAGTCACATTGCTTTGAACTGTCCCATCCACAACATCCTTGGCAATTTGTTCAATAGTTCTGCTTTTCAGGGTAAAGTTTACAGCTTCTAATGTGACAGCACCTGTGTCGGCATCTATTCTTAATGTCGTATTCCCGTTATTATCTTTCGCTGTGAAGCCTCTTGTATTAATCCATTCTGATTGAATACCGATGGCATAGAGAATATTCAGAACGGCATCTCCATTGCTATCAAAGCCGGCTTTCCATGTCTGACCCCCATCTACTGACAAAAAGAATCCATCGACACCTGTCTTATAAATTACTTTAGAATCAGCAAGTGTAGGTTTATCATGCCGGTACGTAATTACGGAATCATCTTCTTGTATTTCCTCTGTATAGAAGAAACCTAGCGTGTTTGCTGCAAGCTCGTTCATTTGTTTGAGCTTTACGTCATAGGCAGATAGTTTCTTTTCTATATCTTTTTTTGACTGCTCTACCGCTGTTTGCTGATCACCAATAAACTCGCTTGCATCTTCTTCAGCACTCTTTGCGCTACAACTCCATGATGTTGAACCGCCGAACACGAACTCTATATCTGTCACAAACGATCTAAAGACACGATTCTTTGTATCAATAAATTCAACTGGATCGCCAAAAGTGGCGTATCCGTTGGCAATTCCGTCGCATGAGAAAGGACGCATTCGCAAACCGATTAATTGATTTCCAATAGCTTCGACTCCTGCCTGTGCATTGCCCGACAATAGCTGATTGTCAATAGTAATCACATAGCCGTCCTGACCTGACATATATTCGGTCTCATCTTCTACATATTTGACACCTGTTACAATAACATCGTCTACGTCATATTGTAGATTCTGAATTGAAAATAACGCGTGATAATCGTTATTGCTTAACGTACCACCATCAATCACAGTCCCCATTGTCCATGGATTAAGCGTGCCGCCATCCAGATCATCACCATTTGTCCAGTTCTTTACTGCTCCACCATCGTAAATAGTCGTATTGGTAAATGTCTTATCAAACGTAATAATCCTGAGTAAGTCATTTTCGTCGATTCTTGCATTTCCACCGGCTATCCCGGCACACATTCCGATTACTGTACGGTATGTCGCATTAGATGGCGCTTTCCGAATCTGAAAGTCCGCATTTGGAAACATTGCATCTCCAAGAGTGATTCCACATTGCTGGCAGCATTCTGAGAGCAGTTCCTTGACTGTACAAGGAAAAGGCAGGTTAGAATCATATGTCTTATCAGCATTGTGCATTTTATCTAAGAGAGAAAGACTTATTTCGCTCGCCGTTGCAGGCTTTTTCGACACAATGTAAGTACCTCTCTTTATAGCTTCTATCCTGTCGGATAACTGCACATTGAGAAAGATAACAAACCTTGCGGCGTTAAAATTATATCCGTCAAAGCGCCCGTCATCATTTACCAATGATAAACTTGCCGTTTTTTCTATTGCTACACCCACCGGGAAGTCCCCAGAGTCTGCTGAATCTACGAGACTATTTCCAGACAGATAAAAGTCTTTTTTGCCTAGCTTAAGAGTTGTACCATTTGACAATGTAACATTTGCTGTCACGTAATAATTTCTGTTTGTAAGAGATTCTTTCTTCAACTGAGTAGATACATTTATCAAATCGGCTCAACCCTCCTTACATTAATAGACAAATCTGTCCACTTTTCTTCCCCATCTTTCAGAGTTTGCGCAGCCATATTAAAATTTGATGCGTAGAATGTTCTGTCTATCCATCTTCCCGGAATAGTTGGGTCTTTATGGTGGAATGTGAATTGACTTTTGTTAAGTACAGTATTTAGTATGGTTGCTATTTCAGCCCATGTAAGCTCGCCCCATTGCATGTCATACCCACCAATTGTTCCCATTGGTGTATTGTGCATAATCAAATCCTGACTTCTTTTAGAGTCTTCCGTAGAAGTGGTTGCGAACACCGGTTTGTAACTATCCGGTGCTCTTATAACAACGTTGTCTATTTTAAATTGTTCCTGCGGCATATTCTTCTCCTTACGCTAACTCAAATGGGTTCTTCCCATTCCGGTTTCTTCTCATTTCAGCTTCACTGATAATAATATCTAACAGTTTTCTGCCAGATGCATTAACTGTAACATTGTAGGTATTTCCATCTCCCTGCCCTTTTCCTGACTCTTCCCGGACGATCTGCCGTAATAGGCTTTCCGGTGCTTCCAGGTTATTTCCTTTCTTCTGGTCACCTAATACCGCAAGGAATTCTGACCTTGGCGGAATAACTGCGCCACTGGCCAGATATGGGATAGTTCCGATACGTGGAAATGTCGCATGAAATCCAATAGTCTTTGAACCAAACGGTGTTGGAACAGTCCAGGGTCCAAAGGAAAATGCAGATTCAATTCCACCAATTGCATTATTAATCATCCCAACTGCATTATTAACAATGCTGATTGCCTGATTAATCGGAGCTTTAATAAAATCCACAATGCCTTCAAATGCAGATCTGACTGCATCTCTGGCGGCATTAAACTTATTGATGATAGCATTTTTTATCGCTTCTACTTTATTAGAAACAAATGTAGTTACATTTTCCCATACTTGGGATGTTTTATTCTTTACGCTATCCCATACGCTCGCAACTTTTGTTTTAATTGCATTAAATACTGTGCTGGCTGTGGATTTAAGAGAGCTCCAAAGGCCAGAAAGTGTCTTTTTGATTGCGTTCCAGATTGTTGAAGTCAATGCTTTAATCGCATTCCAAGCAGTACTGATGATGCTCTTTATTATACTCAACGCGCCTTTTGTTACGGTTTTAATTATCTCCCACGCACCTGACACAACATCTTTGATAAAACTCCATGCTCCATCCGCAATCTCTTTTATTCCCTGCCAAGCCAGTTCCCAGTCTCCTGTGAAAACGCCGACAAGAAAATCAATGATTCCGCTCAGTGTATCTGCTACATCACCAATTATTTTAATTAATGATTTCATAACTTTTATTGCTACGGTGCCTACAACGTTAATTATTTCTGCCACGACCGGAAGCAAATTCGCGATTATCCAGTTAATCAAAGGCACTAATACCGACTCCCACAGAAGTTTCAGAGAATCAATGAGTTTTCCGAGGAATGTTTCTATCTTTAAAATCGCATCCCCTAATGGTCCCTCTAATAGCCCTTTGAACTGTTCTGCCAGTCCTTGCAAAACTGGAAGAACATAGGTGTTGTATCCAGTTATCAGAGTCTCAAATATGCTTGATAATCCATTCGCTATAGAATCAAAGAACGGCTTTACGTGTTCATCGTATAACCTCGATATTGCGTCACTAAGGTTTTGAACAACTGTTAAGACCCCACTTGTTACAGTTTCTATTACTCCGAGGCTACCCTCGATTGCGGACTTTAAAATGTCCTTGTTGTCGATAAAAGGCTGCGCAATCATGTTAAGGATATCTCTGCCAAGTTTTGCAGCCGTTTCTGTAAGAACCATTCCGATTTCAGCAAAGATTCCGATTAAATCCGCAGTAATCTGCTGTGCGGTTTCTCCACCAAAAACTGAGAAAACATCCGCGAAGGCGACTGCAAGATTCCCTGCGATTTGCGAAATTTCAGAGCCGATATTGAACATATCTATCAGATAGTTCTTTATTCTTTGCGTGTTCTGCTTTAAAAACTTTTCAATTCCGCCTATAATGTTTTGCGCAATTGTCAATCCAATTCTGGCAAATGAACCGGCAACTTGTCCAATTGCATATGCAAATGAATCAAGAAAATTATTTGCTGCTTTAGTAACTTCTGAATCAGTAAAGATATCCTTTAAAGATTTCCATATGGAATCGAGATCCTTTTTTATTCCGTCAAAAATTGGCTCGTAATCTCCTAATCCATCCCAGAATCCTTTTGCAATTAACTTAGCCAGCTGCTTAAATCTGTCGATTATCTTTTTTAGCGGTTTTGACATCTTATCAAGAACCGTCTCGCCTTCTGCAACCTTTCCGTAATCAACATTTTGTACAGCATCTTTCATCTGATCTGCAAGTCCGCCGGTTGTGCCCGGTACTTTTGGCGATGAATCTGCACTTTTATCCGTTGAGTAATTATTTATTTCGTCGAGAGGACTAAGATATCCTTTTGCCGCCTTAGTAGCTTTCTTAGTTGCGTCCGCTGTATCATTTGTCGCATCTGCCAGCTTTTCGGCATTGTCGGCAGCGTCTCCGTATTGATCTGCTGTATCAGCCATCGGGTCCGCTCCAACAAGGCCTGCACCACTTGCGCCTGTCTGGCCAGATGATTTTTTGCCAGTGATAAGTTCTGTAAAGCTTTTAAATGCATTTGCCAGTGTTGCTAACTTACCGAGCAAGATATTGATAACTTTCAGGACAGGAGTGAAGAGATTGATTAATCCCTGTCCAACTGTTGCCTTGAGAGATTGCAGCTGTAACTGCATCACTCGAACCTGATTCGCCCATGAATCAGATGTACGAATGAAGTCACCAGATGCGGCAGATAACTGTTTCTGCACAAAAGCCAGACGAAGAGCCACTTTCTCCTGCTCGGTCATGGCGGATGTGGTTTTCCCGTATCCATTAGCCAGTGCATACTGGTCAAGTGCCGACTGGGTCATTACCACGCCGAGGTCCTTGAGTGTTTCCGTTTCGCCCGTAAAAACGCTCTTCAACTTTATGAATGCTTCTTCCTGATCGAGATTATAGAAAGATGCAACATCGCCTGTAAGCTGAGTCAGCTGAGTAGACATATTATACGCCTGCTCCTCTGAGAATCCGAAGGCTTTTGCCATAGCTCCAAAAGTACCAGTGTATTGTTTTGCCATTGTTTCGGAGAGCCCGGCAGATGTTATAGCGTTTTTTGCAAATTCGTTTACCTTTTCTGACATGGTTGTAAATGTAACATCAACCACATTCTGCACTTCTGACAGATCAGATCCGAGTTCCAGACATTCTTTGCCAAACTGGGCCAGTTCCCCAATTGCGAATGCTCCGCCAATCAGTACGCCTATTTTTTTTACTACGCTGCCAAGTCCGTTAAAAGACTGCCTGATTGCTGATACGCCGTTTTGCACGCCTGATGTGTCCATTCTGGTATCAATAATGACTGAGCCATCAGCAGCCATGTGTCCACCTCCTAACTATTTGAGGTTCAACATCTCATTCAGCTTATCTTTATAAGCTTGCTCCTCGTCGCTGAGACGTGTTTTTATGTCAATTATGTTTTTATTCTCTTGATAGAATTTCTTTTCCCATTTATCGAACTTTTCGCCCTTTGCTTTTTTTGACCGGATTCCAACTACGGTGTTGAACAGGCACTCGCCAGATTCCATAAAGTATCCAAAAAACGTCCACCAGTGCATATAAGGTACTGATCTGATTTCTTTACCAGCAACCTTGTTCACAGCCGGAACGATCATATCTCCATCCTGTTCCCAGTCCATCAAACGGGGTTTGGGCTTGTTCGGGATATCATCGAATTGACCACAATCAATAAACTCGCAAGCTTTCTGACAAGCTTCTGTAAGATGTTCCAGGGGTATGCTTTGCCAGTCCTCAAACAAAATCTGTAACATAACAACAGCTTTCGCCTGTTCGTCCAATTCTGGGTCATTCATGGCGACCAGAATATCAATAATTACTCGAAAATCCGTTCTGATAGAAAAATCCACCCCACTGATATTTAGTGAGGTGGGTAACTCATAGGCGGTCATTTTGTATACTTCTCCGTGTACTTATTGACCACTTCCTGCATTTTTTTCTTTCTCTTTTCAATTTCCGGAGTAAGTGCTTCATTGATTTTGTCCAGAACGATATAGGCGAACACCTGACCATTTCCGAAAACAGTTGTTGCGGTAATTGGTTCTTTAAATAAATCCTTAGATGCTTCGTATCCGAGCATATAATTGATTTTGTCCTCAATCTGCTTATTAATCTCCGCCATCTCTTTACTAGAAGAAACATTTTTAACAGATTCCTGAGCCTGCTCAAAGAAAGTTTCCAATTCTTCCGCTCTTGCTGCAACGTTAATGTCGGTAGGGTTCAGCTTAAATGAAGAGAACACTTCACCCTGTTTGTTTGTGAATGTGAAAAGAAGAAATCCATCATCAATGTTTGTATTAATTGTTTTTGCCATTTTCTATATCCTCCTAAAAATTATTCGCTGTCAGCTGTAAATGTGCCGGACCTGATATCAAATTTTCCTTTTACTCGTTCGCCGGTATAATTGACGGTAAACGGAATCTGATAGCCAGATGTATCACCGCCGTAGGAGGTCGGCACAACGTAGCAGTCCTGCTGATATGCTTCATACTTGCCTGTTGTGGCTTCTGTCCAAAGGTGAACCTCAACTGCTTTTGTTTTGAGGTTATCGTCTTTGAGACGTCCATCTACAATCTTCTGTAATGCTGTAAACAGATCAGAAGTAGTGTCTGCATAGAATGGATCAGCGTCAGAAGAAACTTCGTAGCCGTTATGTTTGAATGTGGATTCTCCAAGAATGTTTTTAGAGGTTTCGGTGTCTGGATTGAGTTCAACATTGTACTCTTCCAGATCTTTTCCAAGACGTTCATACTTCGGTGTCGGTCCTTCACAGAGAGAACCTGCATCGATATAATGAGCCATATATTTACGGTCAATTTTGCCTGTAACTGCCATAGAAATGTCCTTTCTGCCTATAACTTTTAAAAGGCTGTGTAGGTTAGCGACTATCTCCGATTGATAGCTGGTTGTTACTTGTTATATTACTTCATAAGTATTTTCGTAGCGTACCGTTAATGGTAATAACCAATCCTGTACACCACTCTCCTGTGGTTCTAAACCATAGGAATTATCACGGGTGATACGTTTTATCACTCGCCCCTGAGAAAGCTCAGGAAACGCATTTAAACGTGTCTCAGAGCCATTTATGATAACTGGTTCTCGGCATATCCATTTACCGAGATTATCTAGGAACTTCTGAACGGATAGCTTCTGCCTTTCCTTGTCGGATGCTGTGCGATATACCACGTAAAATGGGTACTGGCATACCTGGTGCATTACGCCACAAACATCTTCTTTTTCTGAATAAATCAAAGCTCCATTATCTGCCGAGAACGCAATTCCTGATTCCTTGCCAAGTTCTTCAAACTTGATTGTTTCATTTTCATACAGTCCCGGATACTGGTTCAGAAGTGCTTTCATGGCATCTGTCAGAATCTCATATCCAGTTGCATCTTTTCCGATAGGTTTATCTGCCATGTCTGCCACCTCCTGCCTGTGCTTTTACTTTGCGAATCCATGTACTGCCGTATTGTCGTTTAGCGGCATCAAACCATTCAGCTTGTGCCTGTGGGTGAGCCTGTTTGGTGTATTCAAGATTCTCCTTTGCGGCTGTCCGACCAGAAAACTGACTAACGAGAACTTTCTTTGCTCCACGTCTTGCGTAGGGACTTCCAGTTGCTTCATCAACCATTCCTTTCCCCTCGTACAGAAAACGTCCATAAGGAGCCGCCGCCGCGCATACTTTCCCAGTTCCTTGCAAAGATGTACTCTCAACTCTTGTCCGATTGATAAAATTTCCGGTAATCATTGGCATAAATGGAACCATGCTGTCCATAACCATTCCGTCAAGGAGATACTGGGCTTCTTGATACTGTCTGGAAAACCTGTCCATATTCAGCTTGATTTTCATATCTCCATCGACTATGGAGAATCCTTTGAAATGATGAATCTTACTCATATTACTTACCCAGAATCTCAAAATGTGGAATCAGCGTATACGGACCGCCTACACTGGTAATCTTAAACACGTTGTCCTTGTTCTCATTCATGTACTGGTAGAATCCATTCCGATAATCACCATCAGATACCGTTCCACCAGTCCACTCACCCTCCCAGAAGAATGATTCATCTGAGAATGTAATAGTGTCTTCCAGAGCGTTGTTAATCTGCCTTTTCCACTCTTTAACTGGCACCCATGGGAGAATCTTGCCATTCTTGTCAGTAATGGTTATATCGCCATTCTGAACAGTATAACGAATGTGTAACTGTGCGTTGTCAGTTGCGTCTGGTCCGTACTTTTTAAGAATTGCCCCCTTGTCCGTAATGAGGTCAACACCGGATAAAACATGAGGATACCAGTATGCATCTCTTGTTGTGGCACTTTCGTAATAGTTGAAAAGTGTAATTTTAGATGAATACATGATACCCTCCTATCCTTCACATATTGCTTTTGAAAATCTATCAGAGAATGATTTTATTCGGACAATATTGCCTTTGCACTCTTCCAGCATTTTCCCGTAAAAGATAATGCTTTCTGGGTGTAATCGTTCAATCATGGCATTGTAACCAGAAAGAAACAGTTCTTTCTTTTTCTTTCCGTTCATGCAACCAACAGAAGATACTGCAACTGTTCCGCCCTCTGGCTCCCCATCGAAACACCAATCGTAAGAATCCGGCGTGCTCCATGAGATTGTTGGAATCACGCGGCAACCATATTCTTGCAGATATGCACCTATCCAGTGTTTGCGGTAATGGTTGTATATCTGGATAGCTTTCGGAAAATCGGTGTAAGTGCTGAAATCTGGTGTTAGAATGTACCGGAATTTACTCAGCTTGTCCACGTACCTGTCTGGATTTCTCCATAGTGCGTCAAATTGGTAATCATCTAAAAAGAAATGAACAGCTTTCTCTTCTGGATTACTGCATTTTCCTCTGGCATAATTAAAACCGACAAATTCGCAGTTACCCTCGAACGCCTCAGGCTTTATCTGTGGTATACCATATTCGCCGACACCAGGGGAAGATGCGGCGGTTCAGATTTTCGTAAGCTATACTTGTCTCTCGGTTTGCCATAGATTACTTCTTTCCGCTTCCAAAGAACCATGAATCAAAGTTTTTCATTCTGCGCTTTCTGGCTCTGTCATAAGTGGTGGTAGTACGGCTTGTATCGTGTAAAGCACTTATATCGCCTTTTTCAGAGGCCTTTGAAAATTTGTGCATTTCATCTCTCATGGCTGTACTGGCATTGATTAATTTTCGATGCTCTATAGCAAGCCTTTGATTTTTAAATAACGCCTCTGCGCTTCCAAGCTTTGCGATTTTCCTTTTACTCTCACTTAATCTGTCATTTATATAATTCATTGTCTTTACTGCTTCACTCTTTGTCTTGATTGACTTAAAGTAGCTAGTGTTTTCTGAATTAATGACTTTCTCGAGTTTACTGTCTTTTTTAACAGTTCCGCTCCCTCTTAAAGCGTCGCTTTTCTTTGAAGAATTAAAGTACACCTTCGCAATAAGCTTAGAAACTGGTTTCTCGTTACTTAACCCACTACTTCCGCCACGTCCACCTATAAAATCACTCTTTCTGCACTGTCTGCTTAATAACCTGATTCACGCCAGTTGCCGACAATCCGTTAAACATACCGACTGCAACTGCTGTTATATAGTCCGTTGCCGGGAAATCCGGGATAACTCCCATTCCGACCGCTCCGAGAATTCCACCAATAACCGCCATGATTACTGGAATCCATTCATCAGAGATTCTTTTTGACGCTTTACAGCCCATTCCTACGATGTAGCAGATCATAACGATTGCTATACATGAGCCTAATGTTGAAATGTCCATTATTTATCACCCCTTAACGCCTGAATAGCATTCATAAAATCAGCTGTATTTTTAGCCATTTTCTCAACATTTTCAGGCTTTTTAAGTTCTTCAATAGTCTCGCGGAACGCCTGCTTTACTTCGGGATTTTTTCTGAATATCTTTTTCACATTTTCCCTTGAACATTCAAGACAAATATCGGTACTCCAATGTGGTTTGAGTTCTTTTCCACACTGTCTACATTTCATACTCACACCCCCGCATAAAGAATCGGTATTCCATCATCCGTCCTTACTCCCATCAGAAGCGGTAACGCTGTCTTGTAAAGTAAGTTGTTTGTTTTCTGCACATCTCCGGCGGCGGCATACACCGCACTCCATTCCTTTGCACTTACTCCAATCTGTTGAGGTGTTGCGTAAGAGATGGATTCACTGCCAGAAGATACAGATGTTACAATGCCTGTTGAGATGTTCCCGACATTTATGTCGGTTACATTTGCCGATGCCTGATTGATAGCATTCTTTTCAGCAAGCTCAATCTGATACATTAATTCAGCCAATGAACAGACTGTCTTTTTGATACGCTTCTGTGAGCGTTCGTTTGTTGGCAGCCCGTCCACCAGTCTGTTAAATGTCATCGTGTCTATAAAATCACTGGCTTTTTCTGCCAGTCGTGGAAAGTCGGTTTCTGGCACGACTGAACCGAAATATGAAGTTGTGTAAAATTCATAATCTGCATAAGCCATGCCAGTTACCTCCTGAGATCATCATTTTGCTATTACAGTCGCATGTCCGGCACTAAGTGCCTTGTAGGTGCTGTCACACTCAACCACCGTGATAACCTTCCCTGCTGCTGCTGTAATATCGGATTCGCCATCCCATGCGCTCCAGCTCTTCACATTCTGTCCGTAGTCTACGGCAGTCACAGAAGGTGCAACTTTGTATTTATATACATTCCCTGCGTTTGCTTTTGCCGGAGTAATGGTTACTTTTGTATCTCCACTCTTACTTCCTGCTGCGGAGCTTACAGTGAGGGTTCCCAGTGTCTGAGTTGTGTCGATAGTTCCGACAGCAACAGCGTCAATATATTCTGCAAAGAGGGTAAGCCCCATGATTGCGAATGATTCAGACACTGCTGTGTGGTAATTGCCCTGTGTATGGAATCCGATCAGATTTGTTTCACCGGATACAGTATATACAAGACCCGCTTTTGCGAAATCAGATTCGTTCGGGTCAACATAGTACAGAACGATATTTTCAACAGGTGTAGCGATTACTGTTCCTCTCGGAATTTCACTGTCAGACAGTAAGAAAATCGTATTGAATCCCAGGAAGTCTTTCACATACTGGAAGCCGAACTGGTTCTGAATAGAAATCCCAGCTGCTCCGATATACTCGTACACGTCCAGAATATTTACAAACCCAACAACGCCAGTTACATTTCTATGCATTTGTTTGAATTTGTTTTCTACATGACCTTTAGCCATTGCCAGAGCCATCTGGAAAGTGGTTTCCGTGAATGAGAGAGTACCTGTTTTCAGATAGTTGTAAAATCTTTCAGTAACATTAGTCTGAAGCTGGAAGAGGAATTCATCATCGGTCATCTGAACAGCGTTCTCGTAACCGTGATCTTTGATTGCTTCGATAGATACAGCCTTTGCGTATTTCTCGATAGTCATTTCTACATAGGGTTTTTCTTTTACAACGAATTTGCTGTAAGGGATTTCCTCACCTTCACCAACTTTTCCGTTCTCTAATGTACCCTCTGCATATTTTGATTTAAGAACCGCTCCGGGCGTCTTTTTGATTGGACGCATGATACCAAGTATTTCACGTAAGTGTTCCCAGTTTCTTTCGAATCTGGTAACAAAATCAATCTCACGTGCTTTTGCCTGAATATTATTTGTTATAATAAGATTAGCTTTTGCTGACATATAAAATCCTTTCTACCCATAATTAATTATTAAGGCATTGGGTTAGCGGCTATACTCTGGTGTATAGTCGGTGTAAAAAATCACTGGAATAACTGGATGTTCTGAGCAATTGCAGCCTGTCTCTCGGACGGGTCTTTGATCGCTTCGATATCTTTCTTTGTCATGCTTCCCGGTGTCTGCTGCTGTCCAACGTGAGTGGTAAATCTTGCCTGATTCTGCTGAGCCTGCTGCTGAGATTCATCCACAAAAGCGGATGCGTCAGACTGTTTCATCTGCTCAATCAGGTCGTTCAGCCCAAGGATTTTACCATCTTTCAGCTTCAATCCTGCTTCCTTGATGTCTGCCATAACAGACTTCTTAGCTGCTTCACTGGAAAATTTAATATCATCGAGTGCCGCTTTCAGAGCATCTGAGAAATCACGGTCGTAGATTTTTGCATTGAACTCTTTCTCTGCATCCTCGGCTTTTTTCTTCCATCCAGCAAGCTCTGTCTGAATGTTCGCCGGGTCGATACCGTCAAAACCTTTCAGGGTTTCCTCTGCTGTCTCAGCACGTTCTTTCCAGCTGTCTCGTTCTCCTTCGACCTTTAACAGAGTTTTTGCTACTTCTTTCGCATTCTTATAATGCTCAGAGAGTGCTTTCTTCACATCTGCCTGTTTGTCCTCCGGGATCTCGATTCCATACGATTTTAATGTGTCAATAAGTTTCTGCATAACATCCTCCTGGTCGTGTTTATTGACCTGCCGCCGCAGGTAAATGGATTAAGCCAGTTAGACCACTGGCAGGGTAATCGGAAAGGCAGGAATCGAACCTACGGCACATAGCTTACAATGCCATTGCTCTACCACTGAGCTACATTCCATGCCGCCTGTAACGGACAGTTAAAAAAACTGAGTTGAGTTTCACCTTTTTCGCTATAGCGTAAACCCACCTGAGACATAGACCGCCTGTATACAAACAGCTTAACTCTAAGCGGATTAAAGCGGAACGCCCGGAATCGAACCGGAGGCCAGAGTGCGACTCTGTCAGTTTTCCACTAGCGTACATTCCACACAACCCGGATTCCCGGGTTAGCAAGGTGTTTAACGTGTCATGCCTGCCACGAGTTGTTTCGGATATTTATTTCTTTTTTTTTTAAAAGAAAAGTATGAATAACAAAAACCTTAATCAAGGAGGTGAGCCATCTTGCGTGCCAGATGACAAATGCGCACGGCAGGATTCGAACCTGTTTAACTTTCCATTAAAAGCGTGCGCACCAGCTACAAAAGTTAAAGAAAGGAGGATTAAAACGAAAATGTCAAAAACAACCGTTTTATTTGTGCTTCCTGCTGCACAATTACATTATAACAGATTTCTTTCAACTACCTCTCTACCACTTTTGTGTTTTTAGAGCATATCACGGAGCTTTTCTACATATCTCTTGACAAGATCACGTTCTTCCCGGCATTCTGCATCCTTTGACATATCACTCATTTCTGTTGTGAGTTCGTCAAGATGTTCTTCCAGAGCGGCAAGCATCTTTCTTTTGCAGTCCTCAGACTTGCCGGAACGATAGCTCTGTTTCTGCGTCATGTAATCGTCATAAGCATCTCGTCCGTCAGAGCGACTGTAATGCCCTCTGACATAATGTTCACCACGTCTGGCATAAGAACTACCTCTGTCGTAATCCGGCATCATTCTGCCATCATTTGAGCTGTATCTCCCCATACTGTCGCGCTTTCTTCCACGTTCGCTGTAATCGTCATTGTATCCGCCACGCATCTCATCAAGGACAGTGTTGTAGTATTCCACCTTTTTGTCCCAGTACTGTGTGTTCTTTATATCTTTATACATATCAATCAGTTTGTATGTCATTTCCAGATTTCCAGTGGTCAGCCCATTGTCAGCGATTTTGGACAGCTCGTCTTCGATTCTTGCGCATAAGTCTTTAATATCTCTCATAATCACACCTCCTACGCTTCTCTGGTTACAACAATGTTTGCATTTGCAACAGAAATTGCCTGATCGCTTGTGTTCTCTACCGCGATATTAACGCAGCATCCGCGAGGCACATCAATATAGATGCCAGAGGACACATTATTGTACTGATTTACTGCTGCCGGTGTGGAAATCATCTGAGAAGAAAGAACCGGTTCGCCAGAGATTGCAATAGCCAGAGAAATAGCTTCAACAGTACCGCCTGTTGGAATTGCGATATTACCAGAAAAATCCACGAAGAATCTCGCTTTACACTGGTTAGTCAGTCCTCTCAGAGTGATGATTCCACTTTCCTCTCTGTGCTGGATGCAGTTAGAACCTTTAACTGCTGTGTTTGAAAATACTACGTTTCCATTTGCTGCTACCGTCTGAGCAGCTACATTTGTAAATTCTGCCATAAAAATACTCTTTTTCATATCACAAAAGGACAGGTCTCAGCCTGCCCCTCTGTGTAATACGGCATAAGCCGACATCCGAAATCAATCGAAAGATACTCTCGATATGAAGTTGCTAGCAATTACATCCGGTGTTGCATCCACATCCGTAAAATGTGTTTGGATTAGGAACCTGATATGCCGGAATCGGCGCCGGATTAATCGCATTAATAAGCTGCTGTGTCTGAGAAGCCATTGCGGTTGTAAGAAGTGCGCTCTGGCGATCCTGAGATGCAGCACGTCTGAGATCATTGTTTTCAGCCTGCAAGTTAGAAATCTTTTCATTGCAAAGGTAGTCAAGAATGGCTCTTGTTCCTGCGTTCTGGCTGTCGATAATATCTCTTGTGTTGCTGTTCATAGTGTTCTGCAGTGCACAGGTGTTCTGTGCCATATTGTAATTTACACCCTGGATAGCTTCCCTGGTTTCGCAACAGCAGTTCGCAAGCTGTGCCTGTAAAGCATTGGTGTTCTGCATGTTTGCTACAGTATCGGCATTGATTGCTTGCTGGATTCCGAAACCAGTCTGCATGATGTTTGTGTTGATTCCGTTAAAACCGGTAAGCATACCATTATTCATGGCATAAAAGCCATCGCACAGGCCGCTGTTGATTCCGTCAAGCTTGCTGATTACTGCGGAGTTATCGAATCCTCTCTGGATATCTGCCTGAGTAGCTGCTGTGGCTGCATATCCACCACCGTTGCCATTATTGCCCCAGCCGTTGTTTCCCCATCCGAAGAAAGCAAAAATGAATAAAACAATAATCCACCAGCTATCATCTCCACCAAACATGCCGTCATTATTTCTACCGTTTCCAGTAGCAACGGCAATATCTGATAAGCTGTAATTTCCGTCCATAGTTGTAGTCTCCTTTATTGTGTATTTACATCAATCTGGCCAGATTGTAATGTACTATTTCATATTCTTCAGCAGATTTTGAAACTGTCCTGCCATCTGCTGAACTTGATTAAGTTGCTGCTGGGAAATCCGTCCAGACTGTAGCATTTTCTCAACTTCTGCTTTCGGGTTTCCCTTAAAATTCTGTTTAAACTGCATAAACTGCTGTATCATCTGCATTGGCCCGTTTCCCTGTGGCATCCCGCCACCAAGCGCGTTAAATAATGGATTACTCATCTGCGTTTCCTCCCTTGACTGCTGATTCCTGCGCGGTATTAGCTCTAACAGGTTCAGAAAAAGAATTTAATCGGTTTATAATAGCTTCGTATTTGCCCTTTAAATCGTCATATTCCTGTCTGGTGACATATTTACTGTCCATGTTCTGAACAGGCTGTTTAGGTGGCATCTGAATGCCTACTTCATGATATTCAAACGTTCGTAATGGCTGCGGCATACCGGAAACGTCCGTGGATTTTATAAAGAATTTTTCACTTTCACTGTCCATTAGTAAAACGCTTGTCCCGGGTGCTACCAGATAGGATTTCGCACCGACTTCACCAGATACCCACAGAATGCCATTATTGTTCTGCTGCTGTTGTACTGGTTGAGCCGGCATCTGGACAGGCTGTTGCTGGAACTGATTCATCTGTCCCGGAACGCCAAAACTATATTGATAAGGATTGTTATATAATGCCATCTTATGCACCGCCTTTCTAATTATATTTTCGCATAAAAAAAGAACCGGAAACAGTTCGTTTCTGGCTCTAATTAGTGCCCAAAAAGTATCAGCACACTTTAATTATTTTATTATTCACCCTCCGGCTTAATCGTTTCGCCGTGAATATACTCACGTTCATCTGTTCAGCGCAGTATTCGAGTGTATATTCCTTGCATCTCAGCCGAAACAATCTTTCTTCATCCGGTGTAAAATTACACTCTATCAAGAACCTGTCTATATCTTTCTTAGTGAATACATATAACTTCATGAGCATACCCCTTATTAATGCAATTAACGTTGATTCTGTGCAAGATACTCCGTGAGCTTCTGTTTTGTTTTTTTTAACTCCTCGACATTGTTCCCACTGATTTGGCTATCCAGCATAGTCGATAACACTTCCAGAATTAATGAGTCACGTTCTGCAATTCTCTGAAGACTTTCATAATCTCGCTTGTCATGTTCTTCTAGTATCTCTACTCGCTTATTAAGCCGGAATACCGGAGTAATCCACTTAAAGATTACGGCTGCTGCCCCTCCAATAATTGATACTCCTCCGCAGGCTGAAAGAAACAATTGAATAAATTCCTGTATGCTCATTTAGCTACTCCTTTTCCCAGTAATATACTGGGATCTCATTACCACTATCCCACGTATCGAAATATTTACCCTCTTGTACTGTTACCACATGACCATCTATGCAGAGGATATACGTACCTGTCGGATGATCTGCGCAAAAGTCATTGACTGTATAGATATATCTTTCTGACTGTTCTATCAGCTTGCGCCTGTACCCATGCTTATAGAGATATGCTCCCCAAACGTAATTAGCCGATGGCATATCTGACAGAGCACATGCCTGTATCATTAATCCGGCAAATACCGTTTCCCAGTCGAACCCGGTTGCTTTACATATTGCCCGGACAACGCAATCTCCTGTTCTCTTATCCTTAACAGGATTCGGATTGAAATATTCCCATCTATCCATCAGTCAATCCCCTTTGCTGTTTTATATCTCTTTGCTGCTCCTCTGGCTTTTGCAGCGTTCTGACGGTTCCACTTCGCAATCATAAGCCGGTCTTGCAGTTTTCTCAGGTCGTTCTGCTTACAGTAATCTTTATATGCAGCATTTTGTTTCTGTAAAAGATAAGACTTCCGGTCAAGGTCTTGTTGGAGGGCAAATCTTGTCTGTTCGTCCTTGCAGTTATCAACCGCCGATTGCAGTCCAAGAACCTCTCTCTTCGTTTTGCGGATTCTTCGCTCATAAGTGCGTTGTCGTTGTTCTTTTTCATACTGCTTTCCTTTGTCGGCTTTATCCTGTGCTGATAGTTCTGCATAGGGATTGAATTCCCCGTCACTCGCCCCAAAACTATGCCGGCAGTTGACCCCTGACAGTCCGCTTGCTGTTCCATATCCGGTCAATGAGAATGGTGGAAATTTCTTACTCTTGCCAGAACGAGAGTATATCTTGCCTTGCCAAAACGAGTGATTCCCCGGATTCTCACCACCATCACCCGTTCTGGCTCCTATGTGTGCGCTGACCAGAACTAAATCCCAGTTCATTTCTTCCATGCGTTTTAGGGATATATCTCCCGTAGCCTGAGCCACACCAGTTCTGACAGAACGTGCTACTGCTGTTTCAATTGTGTCTTTTCTGCCAGATGGATATGTGACAGTAACGCCATCACTCACAACGTTATTAACCGCCTCTTTGATGGCTTGCGTATACCCAACCGCCCCAGTCATCACATGATTATATGCAAGGTCGCATTGCTCGATATAGAGTCTCTGAGCGGCATTTGCGGTGGTTCGTGTGAAGTTCTTCCACTCGCCCATAGTCGCAAGCATATTCCGTTCCATGAGCCTTATCATAGCCGGAGACTGTTCGAGCGGTACAGGGCTTAATCCTGCCGCCTTGTATACTTTGTCATCATAGTTCATTGCAGTGATTCCGGCATCTTCAAACGCTTCAAGAAGTTCCTGCTGTTCACGTTTGGCGTATCTGGATAGTTCTGCCAGAATGTCCTCTAGCAGCTCACCAGATTCCTGTAGTGTTCTGATTCTCCACGCATCGGCATTGGTCAGAATATAATCCTCACCTCTGCCAATTCTTGCCATCATTCTCGACACAATCTCAGAGATGATATACTGATGCAGTTCTTCTGCAATCTGTTCACTGCCCTCTGTTATCCGGCGTAAATATTCTGGGCTTAACATAATTACTCATCTCCAAACAGTTTCGGTTCGTCTGGCTGGGCTTCTTTGACCATTGCTCTCGCTTCTTCTAATACTTTTACTGCTTCAGGCAATGTTTTATATGATCCAAAATAATATTTCTTCTTATTTCTTTTAATTTGCACCTTATAAGTTCCCTCACTATAATAAATTCCCTTATATCCTGTTTTGTTATCTTTTCTTATCCTCTGATTCAAACACTGAGTTTCACTATCAGTCCAACGGCAGTTATCTGGTTCATAATTTCCATTCACATTTATTCGATCTATGGACAGTCCTTCCTTATATCCATTGTTCAGTGCCCATTGTATAAATGCTTGCGGTTCTTTTTGCCATTCTTCACAAACTTTTATTCCTCGCCCACCGTAATAAATATAAGCTTTGTCTTTTGGGTTATTACATCTCCCCTTCATTTTTGTATAAACATTGTACAACTTTGTCCTTGAATATCCATGTGTTTTTACAACTGATTCTTTTTCATAATTATAACATCCGCAGCTTACAGTACTTCCATTTCTTAAATCTCCATGTCTAACGATTGTGATATTTCCACAATCACATTTACACTTCCATCTCCGAATCATTTTACCTGTTTTACTATAAATTGGTTCAGCTTCTTCCATAACTACAAGTTTCCCATATCTTTCACCCTCAAGATGCAATCTTATCTGATTTTTCATATTATATTCTCCTTTTATACGTATATACTCATATACGTATATCATAACATATTTTATTCTTTACGTCTATACGTATTTATGGTATATTCGTATTAAAGGAGGTGCCATAATGGGTAAAATTAAATTTACGACTACCATAGATGAAAATTTATTGGAGCAAATCAAAATTCTTGCAATTAAAGAAAAGTGTTCCGTAGCATCTATTCTTGAAAAATTAATATCTGATTATTTAAAATCTAATTCAGAGGGAAAATAAATCCCTCTTTTTTATTCATCATCAAATAATCCTTTTGCTTGTGTTTTTTCTGCTTCTTTTGTCATTGATACCGCCTCGTCTTTCGTCATTCCTTCAAACTTCACGAAATACAGCCATGCCGGAACCTTGCCAGTGGTCACATACTGCCACCATCTCGCACGGTCGTTTTCACGTACATACAGGATGTCTCCGAAATCATAATTGACCTCGTATGCTCCGACAGGTGCGAGTCCGTACAGGTCAGCGTAAACGTTTAATGCGTAAATAACTTCGTCCAGACAGGATTCCAGTTTGTCTCGAACATCTTTGATAAACTGCACTGTCCTCTGCTGTTCTGCTTCTACGCCTGTAGCCGTCTGAATACCGCTAGATTCGTTAAAAACAAAGTACCCGTTAGAGAATCCAATCTTATACCCCAACTGGCTTAAAAGGGCATTTATTCCGCTTATACGGGTATCTGTATTGAGCTGTGGATTGATTTCTTGATAGAACGTATCCTGTCCTTCACCAAATACATTCTTGACAAAGTGCGGTAAGTTCATTTCATTCCGTCTGTTTTCCATGCCCTGTGGCGACATGGCTGATACAGGTGTACCGCTTGGCATCAGCAGTCTATCATCTGCCAGAACAATCTTCTGAGAGTCAAAAATCTCTCCGGCATTACGGCTGTATGCAATGTCGAGGTCTTTTAACTCCTCGATAGCTTCGGCAAAAATCGGCAATCCCAATGGTGCATTAATATCCACGTTATTCGCTTGCGGCGTCCGCAGTACTCCGTACAGAGGCCCGTCCAGCTTCTCTCCATTTGCCTTGAGAATCGGCGGCGTATCTGCCATAAGGTCAGCCCATTTGGTCTGTTTAAGGTCAATCTTATCGCCGATTGACTGAGGGGATTTTGACACATAGGCTCTATTAGAAACGTAGTACGGATAGGTCGTCACGCCATCCACGGTAGTCTCAACAAATCTATGATATTCAAGCCGTGTATAGTATTTCCGTCCAACAGTATAAGAATCCTTGAATATGATTCCCTTAATTTCCTGATTATCATAGTCCACGATCATCACATCTGCCGGAGTAAATACGTCAATGCTTTCACCATTTGGCTTAATAAATACTGTTCCATAAGCACAGCCATATTCTACCCAGTGACGGATTTGAAAATATACCTTGTCGATCTGTTCCTGTAGCCACGTAGCCCTTGCAGAACCGTCTATCTGAATGCCGATCGCCAGCGTTGCGAGCCGAGCTGCTTCTGAGCAGACAGATTTAGCAAAATTGATCGTCTTGATATTATTCTTATCATCCAGCCATTCCGGCGCACCCCTGTAAATGTTCGCACACCGGTTAATCAGTGATTCCATTTCTGGAAATTCTGCTGCCTGGATATTAAAATCCTCTTCAGCTTGTTTTTTGAATATCATGTTAAACCACCTTTTTAGTGTTGTTATAAGTCCCATTATGCACTATGTCCTCTTCTCATCGACAATGGACTTGTCGCATACCTGAGAGAATCTATCCAGTGATCGTTACCATCTGGATAATCTGCGATAATTTCTCCATTGCTATCTACTTCATGTTCATAATTGATAATTTCCTTGTATGCTCTAGGCGTTCGTGCCGGATCAATGACTAATGTTCGGCACTGTAACCACTCAAAAGTATATTTGCGGCTTCCCGGTGTAACAATGGCCCTACGTGCTGGAAGCCCTGCATCTCGGAAGTCAATAATACTTTCTTCTTCATCAACTCCGCAAGATATTGAATAATCGTCATATCCTTTTTTCTTTATCTGATTAGCCATTTCCTTGTTTCTTATCTTGGGACCTCCAAGCTCGTCTAACAAAAAAATTTTTTCCTGATTAGGAACATAAGCTACACGGAGAAACGCCTTAGGATCTGGATACCACCCCCAGTCCTGTCCCTGGTAAATGCTTTGATACTTCTGAATCTCTTCATCTGTTATTGTCCGAATCTCCAACAGCTCAAAAATATTTGTTCCAAGTCCAACCGGGAGTCCTAAATATTCATGGTCGTAAGCTCTCTGATTTGTCTTTCTTAAATGCTCCGCATCGTCAATGAATTGCTGTCCAAGCCATTCAATAGGGACTGATCTATAATCACTCTTGTGCCTGTAGCTGTCAGCTCTTGGTTCTTCTACGTACACGTTCGCCCAGTTACTCCGGCTGATTGGTGGATTGAATGTCTTAAATACCTCAAATTTGCTTCCACCACGAAGTACAGACTGTTGAACTGTACGGATTTCTTCGATATTTGAAAATTCGTCAAGTTCCTCGAACCAGAGATACTTGAAATATCCCTTGCTTGCTTTAATAGATTTAGTCTTTTTTGCCTTGTCCAGTCCTCTGAATATGATTTTCTGTCCAGTAGGCTTATAAGTGTACTGCATAGGGCTTACACTGGTGTCCCATAGTTCATTGACTCCGAGTGCGTCAATTCCCCATGCTATCTGTTCATAAACGGATTCTCGAAGTGTGTTTCCAACTTTACGGAAGATAACAGCATTTGACATTATACCGTTCTCTGCGTCCTGCATCATCAGGAAAGGAATCATTACACCTACAAAAGATGATTTAGTAGATCCGCGCCCACCATACAAATCATAATAGGTGTGTTTTCCGTCCAAAATGTCCCAGAACACATTGTAAAAGGCAGGAGCTATAATTTCATCCAGATTAATCGGATTCTCATTCATTCTGTTTCTCCGGCCTTGGAATGTTATTCACAATCGTAATCTTTCCATCTCCAGAATCATCATTTTTCTTATCAGCATCCCATCCCTTAAAATTATTTCTCAAGCTGAACTGAGCGCCATTTGAACCATCACGATCAAATAGCCTTTCCTCTGCGTACTGTTCTACTCTGGCTTTTGCACGTGTAATCGTGTCATTAAACTCTGGTTTTGCTTGATAATTCAAAAGCGCCTGTCTGCTTGCAAATCCAAGCGCCAATGCCAATCCTGTAATCGTTGGAGGATGAACGTCTGCAAAAACTGGTAAGCCAAATTTATTAAATACCTGCTTACCTTTGCTATCAGTCAAAGGATATCCTTTACAATCCTCAAAATATTTTTCGATTTTTTTTTCAATTTCATCCACCGTTTTATACATGGGCGGTTTTCCCACTGGCATTCCCACATTCTCACCTCCAAACATAAAACACCCTAGCATAGTTATAGTTATATATACTATAATACCATACTAGGGCGTACGTAGTTCTCTACCACTTTTATAAATTTTTAAGTTTTTTTAAAGTCTGCCAATCAGCTTTGCTAAATGATAATATTCCGCCATGACCTTGCGTTTGTAACCATAAAAGTCGTTCTCCGTTGCAGGAACTGTCCTGATCTTCTCCATTGTCCGATAGCCGATGCTGTTCACAATGCTGTCATAGATTTGCGATTCGATGCCGGGTGCATATTTGATAGATACCTGTAACAGATTGTATTTGTCGCTCTCGTTAAGATTCCGCAAGTGGCTTTGTAATGTCGGTATATCGTCCGGTGGTACTCCGTAATCACTCAATGTTGCCTTTCTCAGTTTCATTTATTTCACCTTCTTCATTTAAGTTCCAGTCACATGGCATGCCTCGAAAACATTCTGGACAGTGTTCGTAGAATTCGCAGCCTTTGCAATCTGCTGGCTGTCCAGTGCAATATTGCTGTAGTACGTGGTATGCTGATATAGCAAGATTTGGCGTTATGTCTGGTGTAGGTTTATTATTCATTTCTCCATCTCCTCCAGTTTCTTTACCGTTTTCCTGTAATCTCTGTTTGCAGACCGAAACATCATCAGAAGTATTTCAGATACAGGCCTCGCTCTGTTGGCTCGTTTGGCTTTCTTGGCACATATAAGTTCGTTTCCTTCTGGGACATATATTCCTACATGATACGGGATTTTCAAAGATACTGTTGCAGCTAATTCCCCTGGCATAACCAAATAATTGTAATCTCCAATGAAATTCAATCCATGGTCAGATTTGAAATCTTCAATAGATGACTTGATTTCATAGCAATAGCAATCACCTTTTTCTATCCCGGAAACACTATTGTTCACTGGAACAAATTTCATATAGTCCACTCTAACTGCATGGTTTGTAGAATAATCAAACGTCACCTCTTTTGCCCAGTAGATACGAGGATCGTTGTTCGGATTGATTTTCTTTTCAATCATGGTTGATAATTCTGCCGTAATCTCAGGCCTTGTCATTCTTCATCTCCTCCAGCTTCTTCGCGGCTTCTTCACGGGTGAGAAACCATGTCGTTCCAAAAGCAATATCATTAAGAACTTTTTCATTGTAAACGCCATATTCTTCACGACTTGTCGCGTACCAATGTCCAGCAGTAATCACAATAGTCCCAACATGCTGATGGCATATTTTATTGAGCTTCTCATAACCATTAATAATATTTAATCTGTAAACAGTTGGACTTGGAATGATATACACATCATCTCCAACTTTACACGGCAACCTCACAAGCAAGCCCTGTTCTTCTAAGTCTTCATAAGTGGCAAGTTTTTTAAATGCTTGTTGGATATAGCAATTCTTGCATCCATCTACTACGCATTTACAAAATTCTTCACAAGTTTTATACCCAACGTCAATGATATATGCGTATCTATTATCTGAATAATCTGTTAATCTCTCCATCTACTTCACCTCTTCCATCTGACTTTCTGCATTATCTGCAAGTAACTTCAAGGACTCAATAAATGAGTCTGTCAATGCTGTTCTGTCTGGGTTTTTAGCAAATGCTCTGACAAGGTTTATAGCATCTTTGATCTTCTTCTCATCTTCAATTACGTCTGATGCTTCTACTAATTCATATCCCGGTGCAAGGTCGGCATTTCTTGTTAGTTCTTTATTGCCATAGAACTTTAATATATCCGGGATCTGCTGCTCTTCAAAGGGATATGGATACGCTTCTTTTCCGCCGTACCATCTATATCCCTGTTTCTTTGCTACTTTCAGAATATTTCCATACTCTTCATACGTTCTGATTAATACGCATTTATTCGCTAAATCAATCATCTACTTCACCTCCTGCAATCTCATCAATGCACTGATTCCAACCCTCCACAAATCCTGCATCAAATGTATTAGCCGGATAATTTCCATTGTCTTTCTCTGGCAAGTCCATAAGCGGACACCAATCAGGTCTTGATTTGCTTTCGTAATCATAATGTTCTTCTGTCATCAGAATTACATCATAATCTAAACAATCGGCTAATTCACAGTATCCCTCATATTCAAGCTCGCCGCAGTATGCAGTTCCGAACGGGCAATCATAGCAATTCTCTGGTGTATTCATCACTAATACTGATTTACTCATACGTTTCACTTCTTCTCAGCATCAAACTCAAAGTATTATACCCCGAACAAGTCCTGACTCCGTTTCTGGTATCTCTTAACAGGACACAGTACGGATATAATGCCATGACCTCGTAGACGTGTTCTGTGGCATCCTCGCCGCACTGGTCGATGTATTTAAAACACTTTCCCGGTCTAAGAAAGTATCTTGCGCATACATATGCTTTTGTTCCGAATCTTACACTTGCGCTACTCATTTGTGTTCCTCCTGTAGCAATTCTGGATTGTCGAAAATGTTTCCAACCACTTCGAAATGTTCCAGATCAAACTTATCAATATATTCTCTATCTATGCTACCAGTTTCGTGTCCTACCCATCCGGCAACGCCCCATTCAATGGTTTCATATGTCACATCCTCTGGATAGGATTCATCCAAGTGTGCCATCAGAATGTCATTTTCCCAAATTTTCTTCCCGTTCTTGTCGCAAAGTCCCGTGAACTGGCAGAGGTTTTCTGGATTAATTTCCGTGTATTCCCATACTGTATGACTATCTACAGGGAAGATTAAATGTTCTTCGTTTCTTAAAAAGTTATGTCTTTTCTGATAATATCCCTCAACCCATCCATCGTCTCCAATCCGCTTTGCCTTAAAAAGAATTTCTCTCATTCAACCCACCACCTTTCACAATCTGCATAACTGTCTGATATAGCGCGGAATTTCTTCCGACCAGCTTTGTTATGTATGTGTCCAACTGCTCCACAACTGCTTCCACATCATAGGCGGTCGGCTGCGCGTCAATCATTTTAAACGCACTTTCTGCCGTAATTAAACTGTCTTTTCCTCCAACTTGCTTGTAAAATAACTCTTCATTCATTGCATCCGCATCAATCAGTCTCATAATCTTCGCACTCCTCCGCATATTCATAACTGTCCATCTCATCACATCTGCACTGGTAGGAATCCTGTTTCGTACAGCAGATGTAGCATTCTGTTTCACCGTCCGGGCATTCTAATTTACATCTTCCCATTAATCCAGTCTCCATCCTTTTCGAAGTAAATGTATCTGCTGTTCTTCTTGACCGGCCCTGATGTGTCAATACCGTATTTTGTCAGCAGATTTCTCAGAAACTTTAATTTAAACTCTTTTAACGTGATCTTGAATCTGGTGTAGGTCTTGCCGTCTTTCTCAAAAATTAACATTTCCATGTTCAGTCTTTCTCCTCTTTCCTCATAATTTCTTTTGTGCATTTGTCGCAATAGCAACCTTCCTGCCCCTCTATCTTGTATAAGAAGCACGTCCAGTGTCTGTTCCAGATGCCTTTATCGTTGCATCCCTTGCAGCTACCTTGCCCATCTCCTTCGCATCGTATTATTTTTAACATTTATTCAGTCCTCCTTATATGGTTTTGGCAAGTACATCCATGCAATAACTTCACCGCCTATACATTCTCCGTTCCATTCACCATAGTCATTAATGGACGCTGTCTTTAACCACTTTCCGTACATTCCACAAAAACCACTATATTTAACAGTTGCAATTACATCTTTATGTTTCTCCGGCAATCTCTCACTGACCGGAATCCAGCTGATAGATTTTAAATGCTCAATAACTTTCTTCTGTTCATCTTCCGATTTACAGTGTATTACAACGTCATAGGTATCATCGTATGCACTAAATGTGCCGTCTTTATTCTGGATAAGTTCCATTGCATCGCTCATACTTCCACCTCACTATCCTCTGGCATCTGGAATATCATTTTTTTCATAAAATCTTTTCTAATAGTTTTTGCAATTGATGTATTATCTTTTCCCCTCTGAGATTCACTAGCCGATTTGCAGACATCAGGAAGAAGAATTTCATTTAATTTTGCATCTGCATATGCATCCTGAATCATGTCCAGTACTTTCATAGCTTTTTCTCTGGTGGAATATTCTCCGAGTAAATAACTGCATCCAGTGATATATGATGTTACAACTGTTTTTGTAGTCCCTTCTGCAATTTCGATACCAGCTGATACATTAAAATTAACTAATGTCTCTTTATTCTGACTTCTGATTAACATTTTGCGTCCTCCTTGTAATTCTCAACCGCAGCTATCTTATTTTCGTACATTGCAATTATGTTTTTAAATCTGCGAATATCATTATTGTATTTTTCCAAGAATGTTTCTTTTACGAACTGATAATTAGGTTCTTCCAACACAATGTACGGTGTTGAAGAACCAGAAATTTTTCCAATATCTTCTTTTTTTTACATATCCAATGTAAAGTCTTTCTGGAAACTGTGCTACTGCTCTGTACGTCTTTGGTTTCTCAATTACCTCGCATTCCTCAACTCTGACTTTAAAAACAGGGTCTCCGAATGTTCTAGTTTCCGGATTGAATTCTCTGTCATTGTCTAAAATGTAGAAATATAATTTCATTGTGCAGTCCTCCATGATTAATTTATCCAAATGCTACCTGTCCGTTATTCTGCATGTAAATCATCGGCGCAGCTTTACGCTCTCCGACTTTCAGATACGGGCAATTAGCTTTCACAAGTGCTTCTGCCATAACTGGCACAACACTGTTTCCGATTCTTGCTACCTGTTTTGCAATCGGGTAATTTCTCCATTTATAGTCCCGATCAATGATGTAATCTTTTGGAAATCCCTGCATCACCTTTAATTCTTCCGGCTTTAGCATTCTGAGAAAGATATCTGAAATAATGTATTTCTCTCCATGGATATCAACCAGAACATTTACTAGACCAAATCTATCTTTTGTGGTGATAGTCCCGAGTGGCTCATTAAGCACCTGTCCGCATCCTGTCCCATAATATTTAACCAGAAAAGCGGATATCACACCGAAGTGACCGGGTGATGTGGTTATTGTATGCAATGGTTCATCACATCCTTGACCGATTCCAGTCTTGTAATACTTCGTGATAAAGGCTGTCACGAGACCATATCTGTTTGATGTATCAATAGTCTTAATTGGCTCAGTCAGCAATTGTCCTCTGGAATCGCCTTGTCTGGTTTCTCCGTGGCACTGAATGATAAATACTAATGCATCTTTATTTTTCACAATGTAAGGATCTGGATTATCAACGATATATTTTTTGATTCCATTTGCAATGCGTTTCTGTGTCGCTTCTGCCAATGGTTTTGGACGGTCAAAGATGCTTTTACCTAAGTCTGACCAATCAATGTAGTCTCCGCACTGTTCATATCGTTTCAGGCCGTCTATTCCGAAACGATTATGTGTAGGATTTGGCCATATTATCTTCTTTCCGTCTCTGCGAAACACTGCATACCAACGTTTTCTTGTAGTCGGTGCTCCATAATCCGCAGCTACCAGTTCCCGGCTGTCAAATTCATAACCGATATTTTCCATTGCTGAAATGAATTTTCGATAATCTTCACCGGCTCTTTCCTTGATCGGATGTCCTTTCTCATCCAATGGTCCCCATTGTTGTATTTCTTCCACGTTCTCCATAATGATTACATCTGGGAGAATTGCTTTTGCGTGTTTATATACAGCCCATGGAAGAATGCGAAGCCCTTGTTTCCTCGGCTGACCACCTTTCGCTTTTGAATGACTTGTGCAGTCCGGTGAAGCCCACATCAACGCTACGTGCTGATTTCCGACGTATTTCTGCAAATCTACTTTGAAAATATCCTCTGTCAGATGCAATGTTCCAAGATGATTCGTCTTGTGCATCAGGATAGCGTCGGGGTCGTGGTTGATTGCTATGTCTACTGGTCTTCCGAGCGCCATCTCAATTCCTACGGATGCTCCACCGCCACCGGCAAAACAATCTATGATTAAATCTTTCATTTTCTACTCTCCGGGATTCTTTAATACAATCCCTAACTCTTCTTTAATAGCGTCTACATAATCAATCCATTCTGCCAGACCGTCATTGATATAATCGGCAGCCCGGTCAAGTCCATTTCTGAATCTCTGACAGCGTTTCTCGCCAAAACCAAAATCATCATGCAGAACAGCGATTGACAATATTACAAATGAATCCGCTATAACCTCTTTTATTTTCTCTGAAGCTTTATCAAGGTCTTTTACTGCCAGAGAAGTATGTATCCCGGTCACACCCCGGAACTTGCATTCCTGTTCAAGAGCTTCAATCCCGCCCTGCCGAACAATTCGTCTGGCAAGGTCAAGCCCGTCCTCCCTGCCCCGTTCATATTCACACATTTTATTCATTGTGTTAAACCTCCACGCTTTTTTAGTTTTGCCATCCAACAGCCCTCCTTATTTTCTGAGTCAGAATGTCAAACTGTAAGAATAATTCCCTGTCCTTACATTTCCTTGCTTTTATGTCACAGTCATAATCATTTATCTGATATTTCCCTTCTAACAGGTCGCCATTATCCAGATATATTTGAAAGACGCCTTTAGAAATCCCGAACCGTTCTAAAATTTCTATTCTGCTCATACTGTCGACGAATGTACCATCTGCTGTAACAATGTCATAAAGTTTCATTTTATCTCCTTACTTATCTTTCTTATTCCGTACCCAACCGGAGTATATGCCCTGTCGGTACTGGGGTGGTTCGTCTTGAGCAGGTCATCATCAATCAACTGATTAATATGTTTCCAGACCGTAGCTCTCCCGGCATCCACCCTTTCAGAAATTTCCGTAATCGACGGTGCATATCCAACCAGTTTGATATAACTGACGATATACATATAGATTTCTTTCCTAAGAGCCTGTCCCTGCTCGTATCTATTCTTTGTGTTGTACACTCTTACTCAATCCTCTCTGCTTAGAACTTAAAGCATTATTTAAAGCTAATATGCAGTCCAGAATGAACTGTTTATCATTCTGATCAGGACATATGCCCGCCAACTCTCCAAGTTCGTCTAAGCGATTACACACCTGCTCAGAATAGTCGTCCGTAAGTTCCACCTGATAGAACTCCTTTATAACTTTCCAGAATTCTGTCATAAACCTTTGTATAATTGGAATATCCTTGGCTTCTACTTTCAATTCCTCACATCCTTTTTGTATACAATATACTGTACACTGTATACGTTCTATTAATTTTTAAAAATTATTTATATTATATATAATAGGTATAATATAAGTAACCCACAGTA